TTTCTTATATTCAGCAACTCTATCCGAGCCAGCAATCATTACGAGATGCTTATACTTCTTAGATAACTCGGCAGCCACTTCCATGAATGTGCGCGTGTTATCAGTTGCCGCCATGAATTTGGCATGGGGAAACACCCGCTTAAGATAATATATCTTGCGGTCAACTGATAACGGATTGGTTTTTTTGTCTTGACTGCGGGATATGTAAATGACATGATCTGCCTTCTGAGCAGATGCCAACTTAGTTACCGCATTGACTAAAAGCGCGTGACCATTCGTCGGAGGCTGAAACCTGCCGAATGCGAACACAACCTTTTTTGACGGCAATTCTTTTATGAGTTGCTTATATCTTTTCATTTTTATCCATCTATAATAAGTAATATGTATTATTTATATGACTTAAATATTCATAGTGCTATCTGTGTACAAGTTATCGTTGCTGAAGGAATAGCAGGACTGAATGCTGTTACGTCAGGTGCATCAATTATAATAGCAGTATCAGAAGCTGCATACATGATTTGAATGTAATCATCCTTTGCAAGACTAACTGAAAGCGTATAAGCCAAAAGCTGATATACTCCGTTGCCTGTTATAGACTGACGCTTTGCTGAACGAGGAATGTCAACTCCGTTCTTTCTCATCCATACATAGAATGCCTTAGCAGCCGCGTTAGTCGAAGTCAAAGAAATAGTTACATCAAACTTAAAGAAACCTGATTCTTCTGTATAAATCTTTGAATAATCAGGAATAGTTTCTCCATCGGCATGGAATCCACGAGAGATGTCAGTAACCCCAAATGTAATTGGATAAGCAGTATCGACGGTTAATGGATGTTGGTCGATCTCTGAAGAGAATCTAGCATACTGCATCTCCTGTTCGACAGTAGGACGAACTATGATTCGACCAATAACGGCATCTTTATGCACAACCGCTGCAACAGGGATAACATTATTTGGCGCTGTTGGCTTTATATTTGTTAAACCACCTGGAACTAAAGGATTTGCATAAAGAATATCCCCTTCTTCCCACATGGAAGTGTCAACATCATTGACGTAACCAAATGCTGTTACAAACCCAGTCTCTCCATTTACTATGTCTTCTGTCGTTATACCCATAACATAAAGACTTGGGTACGTGCCATTGGCAATCATAGGAGTAATTAGAAGTCTTGCATTATTATCAGATTCTGCACCAGCAAACATAACCAACGTACCATTCGTAATGGTTGAACCTGTTATGTTTTTAACTGGCGGGTAATATTGTTCTTGACCAATTTGTTGCCTAACACTGTTTTTATGATGCAAATTTAATGTGCGATCAAAATTATTCCAGGTGAGAGTTCCCTCACCATGTGTATTATCATCTTCATGAGTAACATCAAATTGAACAGAATCTATTGGACCAATATCTTTGGTGAATTGTACTTTCTTTGAAGCAGCATCGTATTCGAGCACCCAATTATCATTACCAGATGTCATCGTTGAACGCTCAACGTCATCCAAATATCTAAAGTTAACTTCGCCTGAACCTGGACCAGTGGCAGTTATTTTTCCTAGCCATTGTTCCATGAACTTAATTTTATCGGTGATAGCTTTAATATCTTTAGATGTGGGTTCTGGATTGGGCTGTGAGAATGGTACAGCATCAGGCTGCTTTTTAAGCAAGCTAAGTACTTCTGCCTGTTTATCAGCTTCACTTTTAATTTCTGGAATTTCTTCCTGGATAATATCTTGTTCGATCTGCTCTATAGCTTCGATTTTTTCAACTAGCTCATCGATTTCTTCTTTTTCAATTTCAAAGTGTTTTGGAGACGCAGAAGCCAACTGTGCAAAGAAGTCATTAACGTCTTCTCTAACAGTTTCCTTAATCTCTTTAATTTTCTGATGCTTAGGATCTTGGGCCTTAGCTTCAGAAATCAGTTTCAAGAAGTCATTTAATTCGCTCATTAACAATTCCACTTCTTAAGAGCAAGTGCTTTACGTGTTGGTTTACCGTTCTCGTCCTTCATAGGACCTTCAACGCCGCTCATACGGGCACAGAAAGATTTTCTACGTTTAGCATCCTTACTATCAGGATCCATTTTAGATGGTTTCGTAGTTACTGCAGTTTGTAGTTTACTGCCTGGGTTCTCTCTACGAAAAGCATCAACGCCTTTTTGTGTCAATCCACCGGTAGAAGACTTATGCCCTTTAGCATCGATAGCCGCTTCACCAATTTCTGATTCCTCGTTTGCTGATTTAAAATCGGCATCGGTCGGAGCTCCTTTAGATCCTGGCTTACGCATCTTTTCATTGGAACCAGCTTTAATACGTTTGCGTTTAGCATGGATATTGGCCCATAGGCCATTTTTTTCTTCTTGTAAATATTCTTTAAATGTAATCATCGTAATATCCTATGCTAAGTTATCGTAAGCGTCATGACCTAAGGAAAATCCATGTTTTTTACAATACGTGACCCAAGCGCCGTGTCTGTGTTTTTCTTTTAAGTCGTTATATGTATCGACCCACTTATACATACGCGAACTTGGATTATCATTCCAACGGTGCGCATATTTTGAAATATTTTTACTTAAAGTTTCTAATTGAGCAACAATCTTATCATCGGGATTCTTTGCTTCAGATAGCCTTTGTTTAAATTGATCATACCTAATCATCTCTGCCATCCCTTGATAATATCAGCTGAAAAGTTAGCTTTACTAAATTCCATACGATCTACAATTTTAACTGCACCGCCAGATAGGTGGTCTATTGCAACGAATCCTTCGACTCCAGTTACTTTAAAACCGTTTGCAGTCCTTAAGAAAGTATTTATGTGACCAGCTTTATTCATCTTATCGATAATCATCTGTTTGGCTTCAACAATCAGATTCATCAAATCGAATATGGCTACAATCTGATTCTTGTCGTGATGGGCAAAGAACTGAAGAACTTTCTTGCGAGCGTCTTCTTGTTTATTTTTTCCAGCTTCTGTCTTTCTACGGTCAATCATACCCTGATACCTGTCATAGATATAATGGTATAGACCTTCTACGTGTGCTTTTGTGTTTGTGATTTTTTCTGCATTACGAACTTTGGAGTTATTGTAGGTCTTCACAGCAGCTAATAGATCTGCATCTCGTGAGATTGCGTTTAGGGTTTGCGCGCTGATTGACCCAAATAACTTCCCGGCACTCGATAAAACTGCAGTGACTCTATCTGTCTCAGCTTTCGTGAACGTCGCTGTGCCAGAATAATCTCTATAATTAGCATCGTCCATCCAAACGGATTGGACCTCGTTTAACTTGTCAACTATAGTTTTACCAAAACTTGCTTTCATAGTCTCGAATGTTTTTCCGGAATACGTCGTATGCCAAACAACACCGATCTTTGAACCTCTAATCTTCTTGCCTAGTTCACTATTATACGGAACAGCATAGACAATAGTATTTGGATGGAAGGTTATATAATCCTGTCCATCGATATTTTCTTTCTTAAGATCGTTCTTGGTGAACATCAAATCACCTTGGAACACACCTTCTTTTACGCCCAACTTTGAGAATTCTATCAATGCGATCTTTAATTTTGCCGCAAGATCTCCCGAAGTATCTGCATCAATTTCTGCCGCAGTCTTATATACCTTAGGCGATTTATTGAATACGCCTTTCTTTGCAACAAAGAATTTACCATCTCTTGGATCTACGCCAGCAAAAACGGCCGGAGCACCATCCCATTTTACCGTTGCAGTAACTTTAGATGTAGAACTGCCGGCTAACATGTCGCGAAGATCGCGTAAGAATAAAATAGATTTACGTGCACCCTCAACTCCTTCATTGAAGATCATATCCTCAACGTGTTCCATGTGGGTGTTCTTTTCTTCGGCGATGAATTCTTTAAGCTTTAACATATATTAATATTATACCATATCTTCGATTTGTTGTACATATAATACTAAAGTATTAACTTGCCTTCATAGTACCAATTTTAGTATTAACTTGTACTCCAGAGAATGCACCATGAGTCGGTCTGTGTTCAACTGTTGCCACGTGTCTACCTTCGTCGTCGTGGATCTTAACTAGATTACTTCCGGCGGTATGACGCATTTCAAACTTCTTAGACTTCTCAATAGCTTGAGCGTGATCAAGTTGATGGCTAGGAACTGACTTGTTCTTTTCTCCATTGACGTAGTCATATGGTACTGCAGGTTTTTCAGATTTCATAATATAACGTAGATGCTTACGTTGATCTTCAATAGAAGCCTTGTTGAACTGTTTACTATGGTGTGCTGCAGCCTCTGCCTGTGTTTCTTTATTTGCAGCTTTTACTTTAGGATCATTACGTACGGCTTTAATTTCTGCTCCGCTCTTGCCTTCTAAGCCGGCTTTCTTTTTACCTTTTGCCCATATAGAGCCAACCTCAGTTTTAATATGACCTTTATTCTGACTGTCGAAAGTACCGATACCGTTATTACTTAGAGTACCTTGCGTTGCCTTTAAAGACGCTCCATGTAGTTTTCCATCTTTAGTCTTAACAACAACGTCATGCGGGTTTTGAATACGATCAGCTTTAGCATTAATCAAATGATCGATTCCCTTTGAAGTATGATGAACTTCATGAATATCAGCAGGATTAATCTTGTGATTCTTTTTAAGACTTTCAATATAAGACTCGGCGGATGCTTTAGCTGATTGCAAAGCACGACTCTTTAGATGATCAGGAAGCTTGTCAAAAGCAGCTTTACCCTTCGATCCAATCTCTTGCATTCGTTTTTTATGTTCTGGATCGTTGTTAGTCTTAGAACCAGTCATATGATGCAAATGCATCGCTGTTGCAGTTTCATATGCAACGCCAAAGTGTTCATTAGAAGAACTACCAGAGGCTTCAGTTAAAAAGTCTATAAAGTTTTTCATTTATACAAAACATCCCAGGTTTAATTTATCTTTTAAAATAGTAACGCTCTTTCCATCAACTGGAGCAATGTTGTATGGAGATTTAGATTTCATACTAAATTGCATTTCAAACGTAAACTGATAATTTCCAGAGCCCTTGTATTGAACACGGGCTCTATACGTAGCCTTTGCAGAAGCACCGAATGTAGGAACACCTTTTAATTTCAGAGGGTTTGCCTTTCCCATTAAATAGAAACCATGCGTGCCAACATTGACATAGTGTGTATCTTTACGATTATAATACTGCTCTATTTTCGTTGCAGGAATTTCACCACGGATATCGGCAAAGGTATCACGATCTCTTTCATATCTTTGTTTAGGAGTCATCTTACCAGCAGTTGCATTCCATTCAACGTCTTTATCTCTTTTATACGGTTTTTCTTTCCATTGCTTTTTGATAAGGTCAAACAACTTAACCTCTTTAGCAAGATCAGCAATGAACCTTTTCTCATCCTCGTCGGCTTTAATATCACCGAACTTCCAAGGGTTTCTCTTATCTTTAGAATCGTATTTTATGACCAATGAACCTGCTGATGCAGCAGTAATCTTAAGCTCACACCCGGCTTCTTTCTTTTTATGCAAGAGCATTAAGTCAGGCTGGTCATGACCAGCGCCTGCAGGCTTAAACGATTTAGGCACGAAGCCCATTGGTTTAAGCATATTACTTGCATTTATTTCGTATTGGAAGCCTTGTTGAGCGGCCATATATTACTCCGATAATAACTATATTCTATTTATAAAAAAAGGGACCTAGTGGTCCCTGAGTTTAATTGAAAAACCCCTCGAGGGAGTCTTGTTTGCCCCAATTATATCGCCTATAATACTCTGGCGATATATGAACACTAGAACTGGCTTCCATATGCATCTTGGCATACTTCTCACCATCCATATGGTACCACTCCTCTGGGGGCATTATAACCTTGTTTCCACTATGTGTATTTAGTAGTTCAATAAACCTAAGCGTAAGTCGGATCCGATCATCACGTGATCCAAAAAATGGAGTACCTTTGAAATATCCAGACTTAGGAAGCTTCCTATCCTCATATTCGACAGGCACTGGTGCTCCGTAATATACATCCACCCCATATTCACGCTCAAGTTCCTGGCCTTGTGCAACATACTCTGATATCATATTATCTAGATTATCGTCATGACGAAGCAAGTGATGACGGATATCAATGGAACCAAGACTAAATGTGATCTGTCCTTTAGGTGTCATTCCACGGAATTCATTCTTAAGACCGTTCTTTAATGTACCAAACAATGTTTTGCCGTTAGTACGTAACACCACATCATTTGCCTGAGAAAAAGCAGGAGTATGACTGTCACCCACCGAAATGTCATTGAGCCAATCGATATTTTCTTGCTTTAGAGATGGTACGTTTGATGTACACCAACTAGATAGCATATCACACCACTTTTCAGTGATTCCATCATATGTAGTTGCATTTCCGATACGTTTACGCAGTTGTTCACCCCAATTGGGCATGTCGAAATCTAGTGATACAACATTCTTACATTGCATAACACGATCGATTTTCTCAAAAATATCTTGGCCCGCACCGCCAAATAGATTAAGTGTTCCACCAAAGTTTACACCATGCTCGATGTACACTAACGATCCGTTAAGTATGTTGGTGGAACACTTATGATCCACTTCAGCGTTAAGCTGTTCCGCCCACACCTGTGACCATCCCCGTACGTGGGAGTTTGCAAGCTTGGGAATATTGCTAATAGGATTTGTAATTACAGGCTTTGACATTTTGCTTTGTATTCTTCTACCGTTAAACCGGCCTTCTTAATAATATAATCATCGGATGGGTGTTTAGTGATACCATTGAATGTATCTACCAATCCTAATTGTAACATAGCCTCTTGTCTACCAAATGGATGATCTTTAATCTTGCATGAAGACCACACCTTATCAAAGTCCAAATGGTTATACGCTGCTCCAGGTCGAATATAGTTCTCTACCCATCGGATGTAATCACAACACACGTCTTCTGCATTATATGGAAACGATCCTGTATCCAAGTAGATTTGTTGCATGACCTCATCAAGGAATTGGTCCTGATTCATCTTCTTGGTTGGAGTTGCCAAATAAGAAATACATTCACGAGCATTGGTTCCGTAGTAGAACATAGAGTCGCGATTTACATACTGAGGGAACCAATCGGCAATATCTGCAACTGTTGCTGCGTACTGAAAGAAGTATTGGCGCAAACCATTCTTCTTATTTCAATCGAGCATAAACCCACCTAGTTCACGTAGATCTCGCTTACCACCTTTTTCCAACCATTCAGCCATTTCACGTGCAAGTCGTGGAGCATATTCACAGAGGTAGTAATCACCGCCTCGTTTGTAATCACCACCTTCTGGTGGTTTAGGGAATGCCGGAAACTGGTATCCAACCGAAGTATAGAAAGGCTTGTGATAGATCCTCACGATCCTCGTCATATCTTCAATGGTCCGACATTCATGAAGATGGAAAATAATAGTATTATGATAGCCTGATGGTTTAGTTGCGTAGTTAATTGCAGAACCAGTTACACGATGTAAAATGAATAGATAGAGCCATTCCGCCAATTTAAAGTCTGAATGTTTTCCAGTCCAGTCTTTAGCAACAATTTGACGTTGGATGGTGGCATTGCCACTTTCCATCTTTTTCCAGTATGGGTGTTCTTCAGTCCAACCGTAAAAGCAATCGTTGATGATCTGAGAGAATCCTGCGTACTTACGTTCTACCACATCGTATAGCTCAACGTTTTCCATTAGGCTATCACCCATGTTCGACTCACTATGAGGTAACCAACCAAAGTTACAAAGTTCTTGTTGTTTAGTGGCTAACTCAAAGTATCGCAGATACTCTTCATAATGTTTGGTTGGTTCAATGTTCATAACTTAATAATATCTACGCCTGATTCTTTAAACATATTTTCAGAAAGCTTTAACGATTTTTCCCATATATCAGGAATCACTTCATCAGTAGACCAGTAAACTTTCTTAATACCTACTTGAATGATCCCTTTAGCACACTCAGAACATGCAGGCAATCCCCACACAAAAAGAGAAGAGTCTGCCAAAGATACTCCGTTATAAGTTGCATTATAAATGCAATTCATTTCAGCGTGAACTACGTATTGATATTTAGTCTCTCTGTTCGAGTACCGAGATTCATAATCAAATATTCCACGGGGAAATCCGTTATATCCCTGAGACAAAACTTGTCCCTTTTCTCCAATTGCAACTGCACCAATCTTTCTGCTTGGATCTTTACTCCAAGCAGAAATTTCCTTGGCTAATGAAATATATCTGTTATTCCATTTATTTGTTTGTCGTTTCGAATTCATGCTTCTTTTTTAATCAAGTGCCAGTGGCGATCATATATGTGCAGAGAACCAGCATTCCACATAATACGGCCTAAACCATATGATGACGAAGTTCGTGCATTAAGTCCGATTAACAATTGGGCTTGTACAAACTTTTGCCATGCGTAGTCATTCTTATAACCGTAAATTGCATCGTTACTGCGCATATACACCATCGCATGCAGTTGGCCATTCCGAAGAACATATTGTACGTTATTTGTGCACATGAAATCGGACATACCGTTCTTATTATAATCAGTATGCATTGAAGGACGAGTATAGATCATATTAGCACGTCGAGAATTGGGATCACGTGCTAATTCTTCTAACACATGTTTAAACTGATAACCATTCTCTTCAGAGTAAATACACCATCCATAGTTAGAATTAATAAATCCGTCTGGATCTGCAACTTGCGCCCATACGGCAGGTGGTCCGCCTTCAATGTCATTAACATTGAGAGACATTGAACGATACCAGCTCAGTTCTTTTTCTACGTATTCTTGATTGACTGTACCAAAAATTTTATCTTCATCTGCAATAAAGGTTGCATTCAACAACTCAATCGTTCGAACTCCTGTATTACGATCTACTGTAAATTGTTCTGCAAGTAATGCATTATTAAATTCTGTACGTATATCTTCTACTCGAATCATTTATTTTCTCCTTTAATCACTTTGCGGCCAAATATATCTTTCTTTGACACATCTTGACCTGGAATCTGCCCACGCATATATGCTGCAAGGAACGATGCATAATTAATCAAATCTAATGCAGAATCTTCAATAGATTCAAAGTTAGCTTTCCCGCCTTGTTCCATAGTCTCTAGAACAGATACCATGCGAAGATATTTAGCGTTAATAATATCCATAACAGACCACACTCCACGCGGATAATAGTCTGCTTGTTGTACTGAGGAATTGGGATTATTATAATCTAATCCTTTACGTTCTTGAAGTTCTGCTGCCTCAAGAAGAATATTTGCTGATGCTCGTGTATATTGTGTCATGTTCACCTCTTAATAAATTGTTGCATCTCTTAGACCAAAGGCTACACAATCGCCGGTTTTGGTCGCTATACGATGATCGTAATAGTATGAACTATTATACTGACTTTTCTGAAAATAGAATTCAAACTTCTTCGAATCCACAATCATGGCAAAGTCGATAATATAGTTATCATCCGATTCATCCATATAAGCCGTGACTAGATAATCAATGTCCATACAGTTTTTGATGTATGTGCCGATTTTCTTGCCAGAGTAGGTAAAGTATTTAGCGCCGGTTTTATGTCGCTTTACTTCAAACTTCTTACCGTCAACCTTAACGTCCCAAATATACGAGTCTTTGTCTCTAAAGTTAAACTCTTTGGGGTTACGTTCACCGCCTAGAACTTTTACTAAAGCAAACTCGATCGCAATACGTTTACAGTCTCGGAAGACTTCTTCTTGCGTTCTAGAATCTGCACCACGACTAAAGATCGCCACAGCCATTGAGGCTATATCGTCTTCTATCTCTTCTTTGGGGATCCGTACTGTTCCGGAGTCTTTTAGCTTTTGCGCAATTTCAATCATACATATACTTTTTCAAAATCTGATTTGCTTGTGTAGTATCGATCGCCACGGCATTGTCGCTAAAGAAGTTATGGGCAATATTCAAAATAGTGCTAGCATAGCGTAAGTCTTCTTCATCCACTTTGCTATACCAATCTAATAAAGTTTCTTCTGAAGACGATAATAGAAACGATAAATTTTCTAAATCGTGTTCACTCATAACTTCATGGTCGAATAGTGCTTGGAGGATTTGTTCAGCTTTGTTTTGGTCAATCATAGGTATATTATACTATAAGTTCGAATTATTGTACATATAGTACTAAAGTATTACATTGCAGTTTTGTATGCGTATTCTATGGCTCTGGAAGCTTCTGTGGTCAATGGTCGTTTTTGGTATATATTACTGGTCTCACGATCTAACTGGAGGATCAATTGGGAGATTTCAGACTCTGTGATTGCATAACCTTGACGAACCGCATTACATGCAATCGACGTCATGATCTTGTAAATCATAGAGTATCTACCAGAACCATCGGTACGTGCAATTGCCTTATAATCACCGATCAAACGATGATTAATGAATGGGCAATCTGAGTATGAAGTCCAATGGAAACTTCGTGAACTCTCGCGAAGTTTATTCTGGCGATATGCAACCACTTCTTTCTGCATAGACTCTGGTAGACGATCCATGAAAGAATCTCCAGTACGTTCCGTATACTCGTGCTTTGCTAAAAGACTATCTACTTCAATATTAGTGCCAGGATTACTAAAAATGAAATTATTGGCATTAGGATACTTAGCAGGAACATAATACATTCTACTAAGATCTTTTGTTTGTAGATCTCCAATTGACTCAAGTTCTGTATTGAGTGCAAACCAGAAGTGACGGATTTCATTCGACTGAATATCTCTGGAGAGAGGGAAGACGAGTCTAAACTTAGGATGCTCATTCGTACTACTGGCGGTAGAATAACAAACATAACGCCAGTTACCATAACGTTTCTGCAACTCGTCTTTTAGATTTCCCTCAAACACTGCTTGGTCGACATCTACCGCGGCCCAACCTGCCCACTTAATTACATTAGCGTTGGCGCGGGTGGTTCCTTCTTTGTAAACTGCAGGAGATATCAGCGGAGAAGGAGTAACCCCTTTCGGGGTATACTCGCCTTTCCGTGCTTTATAACCTGGCTTAGTTGCCAAGTGGTATAAAGCAGTTTCAAACTTATCGAAGCTATCAAAGTCGACACTTACGTCAGTCTTGTTATCAAAGATAGATTTGAAAACCGTGAAACCAATCATTTTGTAAATACCTGTTCCAATAAACCAACATTATCTACATGAGTCGGAGCAGTCCAACCTTCTGGCTTGATCAAGTCTGGAAGTCCTAGAGGATTAGGACGACTTTCTTTAATACCAACAACTTTGGACATATTTGCTTTATAAACACGGTTCCATGCTTCATAACCATTCACTCGGAATGCATCAAGTGTACCCAATGCAACCACAGCCAAATCAATCAAAGCATCAACTGTATCATCAGCTGCACTTTCACCGCCCTCATTATAAGCCTTATTCATCTCATCCAACTCTTCTTGCAAAAAGTCAATACGAAATTTAAGGAACGTTTTTAACTGTTCTGCAGTTAACTTCTCAATTGCAGTATGTACTCCATAGTGGTCGTGCATATGCGCCATATCTTCAATCAAATTCACACTCATTTAATAACTCCTAATACCCAATTTTCTGCGCAGTCTTCTGCATAATCCAATGTATGTCCTTCAATGATTCGCTCTTCGCGAAGATCAGTTCCTTCATACATCATAACAACATATGAACCATCCATGTTATCGAAGACTTCGCTAGTCCTGTTTAACGTACCTGGTTCTGAGAAATATCCACTCACTGGTCCCATATCAATCTCCTTTAGATATATTATACCACATTTAATATTTAAATCCCTCGCCTACTGACTTCATTCTTTGTCCAAAATCTGACTTGTCGAAGATTGGTGTATCGTTTACTTGTCCAGAATCTGAGATATTCTTTTGTGCAGAATCTTCGACATCGAATAATTTCATCCGAGAACGATCCACGCCGATAACAAAGCGCTTGTAATAAGAAGGATCATTGTAACGATTTTTAAGCTGCTTAACCATAAGTTGACCCAGGTTTTCGAGCTCCTCCGTTGAAATAAGAGCAAACATAAAATCGACAGTAGCAGGCAATCCGAAAGATTCAGAAGTATCAGTAAGTCCCACATCCGTGTTGTCATAGCCGCCTCGAGTAGTTTGTGTTGCTGATAAAATAGGAACATTATACTTAACAGCCATACCACGGATTTCTTCAGCAATCGATTTAATATATGTGTAAGAGTTAACGTTAGCACCTTGCTTGATTCGAGAAGAAGTACAGATGTTCAAGTAATCAATGATAATCATATCGGGGAGAAAGTTACGTTTCATCTTCAACTCTTCGATCAAAGCTTGGAAGTGACCAGTGTGTGCAGATGCAGTTGGATATTCCTTGATGATTAGTTTACCGCGGGTCTTCTTGGCGACACGTTCGAATCGAGTCTCGTAGATGTCCTTATCAACCGTTGCCATTTCTTCCATGGTCATATTCATAAGGTTTGCATCAATACGTTCTGCGATACGTTCTTCTGCCATTTCCATTGTAATATACAATACATTCAATCCTTGCATTAGAGTTGATGCAGCCATATGACACATAGCCAATGACTTACCAACGCCAGTGCCAGCAAGAATTACATTAAGTGTTTTGCGAGATAAACCACCCTTAGTAATCTTATTCAATAGATCAATATCAAATGCAACCTTCTCTTCTACACGAGTATAAAAATCATATCGAGATTCAAAGTCTTCAATGTAATCGTGGCCGATAGCAGAGTCGAATGATACCGCCAATGCATCGGACAAGATAGAAGGAATTGCATCCTTACTAGTCTTAGTATCTTTGCCATCGATGATACTAATTGAATCTAGAATCGCGTTGTATACTGCACGATCTTTACAGAACTTTTCACTGGTCTCAACTAACCATTCCATGTTATCAGTACGAAAGTTTAGATTGTCGATGTATGTATCGATACTATCGACTTGATCTCCGTTTAGTTTTTCAATATCACGAATCTGGATCTTTAAGATATCCATGCTTGCAGGCTTATTGTACTTTGCAAAAAAGTCCTGCAATGTGTTGAATACAACATTCTCAAAATGATCCGTGAAGTACTCAGACTTCAGGAAAGGAGAAACTTTTCTGCAAAATTCCTCATTGTGAATGAGGTTTGATAAGATGGTCTGTTGAACGCTCGTTGTCATCAATAAATCCTAAGTGGTCTTTTTCTAATCCGTAGAATAACAATTGTACCAAAAAATCCCCTAATTCAGCTTCGAATTCGATCTTATCGTATCCATGGCGATATTCTGGAACTTCGATAACTTCGTATTCGAATCTAAGCTTTAGCTTGTCGTTTTCTTTATCCTCGTCGAAGGAGACATTCTTATACAGAAAGATAATATCTGCAAAGTCTCCTTCTTCGAGAGATAGCGCATGGGTATCTACGCCATCTATCATTCGACCTAAAACTTTATGCGGCTTCAGTTGCGTCATCATAGTTTTCTAAATCCTTTGTAATGTCTTCATCCTTGATGATATCGCCAAATGAAACTTGATACTTCTTGTTCACGAAATCATTAAATGACTTTGAAGTAACGATAGGCATCCAGAAATCACGATTATCGATTTCCTTGAGACGGTACTTCTTTTCTTCAATTTCACCACTTTCAATATCTACTTTTGAATACCAACCATTGCTAGGTTTGACAACGTGTCCTGATTCGATAGCAATATCAAGCAACCCAGACCAAGTGCTAATGCCACCATTGTAAGATACTGACACAGGGATTTTAGATTTTTCTTTAACATATCGAGATTTTTCTACGTTAATAATGAAGTTATAACCAACGATTTCAGTACCTTCTTTTTCTTGCTGACGTCCCAAGATGAAGATGTTATCTGCTGAGTAGTACGAACCTGTACCACCACCCACAACGTCTTTAGAGTATAGTTCCATGGTTTTGTATGTATGGTTAACAACAACCATTGGGATATCTTTCATCGTCAAGTGGGGAGTAACCATACGGAACAATGACTTCATTTGCTTTGCGCGACTCATATCTGCAACAGACTTACCATCCATAGCATCTTCAACTTCTTTCTTAGAAGCCAAGTTACCAATAGAATCCACAACAATAATAACATGATCACCGCGTGTAATATTGGTAAGCTGCTGCATGATATCAAACTTTAGTTGTTCAACGTCCATGATAGGAGTATGCAATACACGATCAGTATCGATACCGAATGCATCAAAGTATGATTGAGGAGTGCCAAACTCTGAATCATAGAATAACAATGCAGCATCAGGATACTTGTCAAGATATGACTTAGCCATCAGCAGGGAGAATGCAGTCTTAAAGTGTTTAGAAGGACCTGCCCACATTGTAAGACCAGGAGTTAGTCCACCATCAAGACGTCCACTCAATGCGACGTTGATGATTGGAATAGAAGTTGGAATCATATCTTTCTTTTGAAAGAACTTTGATTGAGCCAACACAGCAGATTCTTTAATCGTACTGTTCTTTTTAATTTTGTCAAGGATACTCATAGAAACTCCTATTGATAATGAGCATAGGTCGAAAGGATGTATTTTGATCCGCTTATAGGCATACAACCACGATGAGGGAACATCCACATTGGGGGGAATACTACTATTCTACCACGTTTAGGTTTTACTGTAAAGTCCGGGACCTTCGAGTAATCACCAGAAAATTGAAATTCGGTCTCGCCTCCTTCCTCTACATCATTTAAGTAAAAGAACATAACTAAGAATCTGCGAGCTGATGCGTAATTGCCAACATCCGCATGCCAACCAAATTGATCAATTCCATTCGCATCATATCGTTTTATTCGCAGATCTTCGAAACCCATCTTTTCCGGAAAGAATCTACCGCATTCACGATTGTATCGTGCAAATATATTCTTAGCAACATTATATACCGGATTTATGAAATGATTAAATTCAACTACTCGTGCAATATCAAATTCATAAAACTGACGATAGTCTAGATCCCATGAATTTTTTGATTGTCGATAGAATGGAGATTTTTGTGGGTTGAATGTTTCAAATGTGTCAATCAGATTCTGGCAAATATTTTCATCCAGAACATCATCATAAACTTTTATATAATCTAATAATTGGTTCATCCAAAAAAGTCCTCTAGTGATGATTCCTCTTCAGCCTTCCATCCGATTGAGTCTAAGATGATTTTAGCGGGCCCGAGGAATGCTTTGTCAAATTGTTTTGCGTTATCGATATAGCGATGCATATCAAATTCTTTTGGAAGAATATTTTGGAAGCCGATAACATCTTCACGAAGTGGATTGCGTGGATTCAGATACACATACTTGATCTTTTCACCCGCACGAATAGGAGCAATGTTTTTCAATCCATGACGATCCAACAAGTAGTTATGTAAGATAGCAGCACGTGAATTTATAGGAGTACCTTTGATGTAAGACTTAGTCTTCTTATCTACATACTTCTGAACCGCACTAACGCCACGAGGGAAAGACTTCTCTTCAACAGGCAATGAGTTAAACTTCTTACGGAAGTCTGCGATAAACTCTTGAGTCTGTTGCTCAGTACCTGAAATCAAGATATTAAATAGATCCTTAAAAGCTTCACGACATGGGGCTGGGGTAGAAGACTTAATAGCTTCAATACCCATGATCTTTAGCTTAGGCTTTGTGTAACGAACACCTTCATTGTCCCATACGTTCAGAATGTATCGCTTCTTGGCAGACCAAATACCACGATCGGCAATACTTTCACGCTTCATGGAGATACGTTGCTTAAACGCACCGGTGTTTTCCATCAGCTCCTTGAATGCAACATCGAGTACATCGGTTTCAATCTTGGCACATACCTTATCAAGGAAGTCGACAACTTTATCTTTTGACTTACCAGGCATAACTTGATCAACCAGTGCACCTAGACAAACATAGACAGAATCAGTATCGATTGCAATCACATAGTCGTTGTTAGTTTTCATGACGGTGTTGAGATACGCATTCACGTTCTTCTCTGCCCACTTGATGATGTATTGACCAGTTAGTGTAATACCTTCTGCAATTTCCATCGTAAAGTAACGGAAGTAACGATTACCTAACGCACCATAAAGAGAGTTAAGAAGAATCTTAACGGTCATTTGTTGGTTTTCAAATGTCGCGATATCACGTTCGATACGGTATACTTCAGTCTTGTTAGTCTTGTCGACCTTTTCAAGTTCTTTTTTTGAATCAAGCATCTTCTTCTTGATTTGTACTCGCTCATCGTACATAGCCTCAATAATCTTCGGCATGAAACCCTGACGAGAATTATCGAAATACTGACCCGAAGCAGCCATAGATTTGTCAGCGTGCGGATTCTTAAATTCATTTAAACACCTATCAACATTCATGTTTGGTTCAATATCACCTTTGAGAATAGTCTCCGGTGACATGTTCCATTGGACAATAATGTTAGGATACAGAGAGTTGACGTCAAACGAAGCAACCCAGTCGTGTACACCACATTGAGGTTCTTTTACATAACCACCCTCGTAATCGGTCTTGAAACTATCCTTGTTAGGAGGAACGATAATGTTCTGTTCAAGAAGATAACGATAGATCAGCGTATCCCATATACCAGTAGTTCCGAATGTGTCATTATAGTTTACGCCAGCTTTATAAGCCATAGTAAAACATAAAGTCATCAAACCGATCTTATCTTCTATTCGCTCAACCAAGTTAACGTCACGAATGTTGTAATCGATAAACTTTTGATGATTCTCTTTGTAGAGAGTGTGTAGATCTCCATACTCTTCATATGATAGTTTCTCTTCACCGAGTACGGTGTTTGCAATGTGATTTAACGAGTACGATTCTTGAGGACCGAATGAATAGCCAAACTTCATGAACAGATCCATGTAATCAACCTGAGCAATACCAGTGATCTCATAGATTTGAACTTGACCCTTCCGCATAGTTACCATCTTCTCTTGGACAGAACCCCATGGAGATAGTGACTTAATTGCATCCTCGCCAAACAATCGATTAATACGGTTAACCAGATATGGAATATCGAATGCACGAATGTTCCAACCAGTTACAACATCCGGAGAAGTAAACTCATCAGACCAAAACTTAATAAAGCATTTAAGCAAGTGCTGTTCATCCACGCACTTAGTATAGCGGATATTACAATCTTTAATCTTATCGTCGCGAGCATCAACGTCGTAATCACCCATGGCCCACACAAAATACACATTAGTAATACTATCGTAGATTGTAATTGCAGTTACTGGATGATTAGCTTGATCTGGTTCTGGAAAACCATCGTCGGATGCTACCTCGATATCGATATCATGGATTCGGATTTTAGATCGATCGAATTGGATTTGTCCTGGGTATTCTTCGGCCACAAACTGAGCAATGTAGTTTGTATTACCATATACTTCAAAGTTGCTTACGTCAGAGTAACGTTCCATGAAGTCTTTTGCATCACGCATAGTGTCAAGTTTTTTAGGTTCGACAAATACGTTATCTAAAGTTTTGAACTGAGTTTGCCCTTTTGCCCTGGTGTACAGCGTCGGACTAAACTTAACTTTACGATTGACACGTTTACCATCTACATAACCACGTAGAAGGATATTATTGCCATAACGATTCACATTAGTATAAAATTTCATATCTCACAAACTAAAACGGACAGGATACATATATTATATCCTGTCCGTGAATTAAAGTAAAATTACTTTGGAAGTTGATTTGCCGTTGCTACAACTAATCCAGATCCGAAGATTCTACGATATTCATCTGCCATACGGTCATCAATCATAACTTCAGCAATAATTGCCGACGTTTTAAATTTGACAAACTTTGCATATGGAGTAAAGGCAGCAAAACTAGCACTTACTCTACCATCCTCGGTCTGTTGCAATATGATTGCTGCAGGTGTTTCGACAGAAACAATGTCACTAGATTCTTCTACTTCACCGATGATTGTTTCACCGGTGATCAATTTCAAACATTTAATAGTCATAACAACTCCATGGTTTATTCAGTCAACAACTGTGGTTGATCTGAGGTTTTAATTTCAATCTTCCTTGGTTTTTTGTGATCAGGCACAATATACTCAAGTGAAATACTAAGCATACCATTAAGCATCTCAGCATCTTTTACTTCAATATGTTCGGCTAGAACAAATGAACGAGTGAAAGCTCGATTAGAAATTCCTTTGAAAAGGAAAGTCTCTTCTTGTTTATCGCCCACATTTCCCGTTACAGTCAAGGTTCCATCAGCAGTTTCAATACTGATATCTTCTTGTCGGAATCCGGCCACAGCAATCTCAACTACGTAAGTAGTTTCAGACGTTTTCTTGATATTGTATGGTGGATAGTTTTGGGAAGTTTTTGATAGATCATTATGAAGTTTTGACATCCTACCAAATTGGTCATCGAAACCAACCCATAGTTTATCAAAATCTTTAAATGGATCTGAATTGATTCCAGTGAATCGTGTCATAGTTTTCTCCTTATTAAGCGAGTTAAATGAAATTACTACCCCGAAGGCATAGTAGTCCTGCTTACTTTATACAGGGACAGACTTTCGTGCTGTCAGTGTAATTACACGTTGTTTATACGAACAAGATCGGACGCCTTTTATCGTAGCATCAAACGATCCCAAGGTAGTGGGATATAATCTATTTATATAAATTATGCGGCTTCTTTGCCCTCGGCATCAGCTTTTTCTGCAGCAGCTTTAGCCGCTTCCATCTCTTGCTGTACGCGTGGAAGCTGAGGTTCTGCTTGACCACGAATGTTACCAATCAGGGCAGCAACCTGGTCAAAAGACTGCTTACCAAGTGCGGCAAGTACCAAGTTAGTTTCGGTTAGAGAAAGTTTGAATTCAAACATGATTTAGTTCACTCCTTTTGTAGGCTTTTTGCCAATATTATATTTCGCCACTAGATTCCACTCTTTCTTATCATTGAATGAAACAATTTTTATCTGTGACAACGTTGCTTGCTCTTCTTGTAGGTCAGAAGAAACAATTTTCAGAAGATCCCAATCTTCCAAAAGCTTTGCGATAGTATTACGTCTACCAATATCGTTTAGTGTGATATTAGCTTCCTTACCATCTAGAGCAAATAGCTCTTTAAAATGCACGATGAAATACTTACCCTGCTTATGGAGAATATGACATGACTGATAAAGCGTCTTGTCTTTCTTTGAAGCCACACCGATACGGGTGAGGGTTTCTTTCACCTTTAAAAAATTGTCCGGCTCAGGTAATGTTACCTCGAGCATAAGCTGGGGTGCCCAGTCATAATAGATCAACTCCATGATACGTTCACTTTCTTGTTATAATTATCAGCAATAATAAAAGCCGAATGATATTATCTACCGCCAGTAGAATACTTGTTGACTATAGCCTTTAGCTGTTCGTCAGTCAATATATTTATAACATCTAAAGCTTTAGCCTCTGAATAATTATACTCTTTCATAATAAGTTTAATCGTATCCGGAGTCTTGTCTTTCTTAGCCCATTTAGAGAATCGTTTACGTTTAGGAATGGCGGCAAGAAAGAAGTCATACTGCCATTCGACCGGAATATCCCTGTTGACATTCATCTCATTTGCATACAAGATGGTATCTGGGAAATAACTCATTCCACGGTTAACCATGAAAGCTGAGTAGTCTTTCTTGTTCTGAGGATCCTTGTCAATCAGATTGACTTTGGTATCATTAATACTATTAAGAAAATCAAACGGTGTCATAGTTAGATCTCTTTAACATAATATCAATACTTTCCGGATCTGCAATAAACTTTGTGTCTTTAAAACGCTCTGTCAAATTAATGAGTAACTGATCTGGATCACTGTTATGCGCAAGATACATTCCATCTTCGCCATATGCAAACATAATATCGTCATGAAGTTCGATACGCATTCGCATATAACCTTCAGGAACTTGGTCTGCCACTTCATTTTCGTCTTCAGCATCCTCCAAATTAGATTCGATAATTTGGAGGATACGTGCACGTTCATAACGCATGCCGATAAAGAATGCAACAAAAATACAGATTATAGTTAACAGTATTAAGTCAGTCATTTAAATTTCACCTGAGCCATAATTTCAGTTAGTGCTGCCATATTGTTGATTTCCTGATCAGCAACAAAAGCTGCTTTATACTGGTAATCAGCAAGGATCAAAACCAATTGAGGAATTGAAGAAGGCTCAACTGAATTTTTTGCACTGTCATAGAGTGTACGGAATAACTCTGTTGAATCAGTATCACTGTTCTTGCCAATCCACTTACGAACCTCGGTAAAGTTCTTATCGGACAGGTTTTTGAACAGTTCTTTGTATGACTCTTCACCCAAGTTTAC